CTCCATACCCTGTTTTGGTCTTTGCCATGACTTTGTAAACAGAGGATGCGGTGACCTTTCCGGCTCTTAGTTCAAACCATCTAGCAGTTCTTTGGGCTAACTGCTCATCAGCATCTGGTCTAAAAAGTTTTTCCATCACTTAACCCCCATCAGGTTCAGGATCGCATCTACGGTGGTCTTGTCGTAAGACCCGTAACACTCCAACTTGGCGACTGGCGTCTTTGAGGTGTTCGTTACCTTAACCGTCACCAGGTATTTGTCATTCTTGTTCTTGGTTGGATCAGGGCTGTCCATCCTTATCGCTTTTGGCTTGTTCATTTCGCAGCTCCCTTCAATGAAGCCTGGTGCTTCGTCCAAAACCGTGTCTTAGCCGGAGATGCAGGGATGGCCTTGAAAGCCGCCTGGAGCGCGTCTAAGCCCTCCATAGCCGCATCTCTGAGTGCGTCCAGGTGTTGAGCCTCAAACGCCTGATCCTCTGCCCCGGAACTGCGACTGGCTGCGTTGCCATCGTCATCCTCTGGAGCTATTCCACAAGCCGCCATCAGGCTATAGCGCCGCGCATAGGTCAGGGCCGATCCGTAACCTTGTGGGTCTTGCTTTGAGGCGGGAACATGGAGCTTCCCAGAGGAAAGCATTTCTCCAGACTCGTGGAGGAACACGGTCTCGACGATCACCCCATCAGAGCATTCGGTGTTCTGCTGCATCAGCATGATTCCGTTTGCATTCAGAGCGTCGATGACTGCCTCAACGCAAGCCGCCAGATCAGCGTAGCGGCTCTTGAAATGAGGATTTGAGGAGGTCTTTAGAGCAGGGCCAAAAGCCTTCTGCGCCGCGACCAAAGCTGTTGCGATGTTTTTCATAGGAAGAAGAAGAAAAAGAGTGCACCACACAAACCGAGGAAGATGGCAAACAGCACATCCATAGCACCTTTACGGCGAGCCTCGATAGCCTCATGAGAAGGGCGATAGACGTATCTCATTCTTCCCACTCCTGAGCAGGAGGAAACGCATCGTCATATGCCCACAGCTCTCCTTCAGGGCCACACTTGTTACCGCGAATCCGTGCGGTGGTGCAGAAGAGAGGTTCTTTGTCGCCCGTCACCACATTGATGACCTGGAGGTCAGGGTGGCCGCACTTTGAGTTCATCACATTCTGACGATTCTCAATCACGAACTGGCAGCGAATGCAGGGGTTCATACTGGCTCCTAAAAGACCGCGATCTAGCGGCATGGGATGAATCCTAAGCGATCTTATGGGATCACAACATAGGATTTTCCCTAAGTCCCCTTATCCTAATCGGGCTTACACTATAGCGGGGCCAGGAACGGGTTAGCGCCGTGCGCCTGGTGTTTTCGAATTATCAGCAGGAGCTACTCTGCTACATGAGAGCTGGCCCCACCAAGGGAGAGACATGGACAAGAAAGAGCTAATCAAGAAGGCTGGAGGAGTCACCGCGCTAGCGAGACTTCTGGGCATCTCCTGTCCTGCGATTTATCAATGGAAGCGGGTTCCGCAGGCTCGGCTGTGGCAACTCAAGACCCTTCATCCCGAGTGGTTTGAGGAGCAAACATGAAGAAACTGGCTATCGCTGCCGCAATGATGCTGCTTGGTGCTAACGCTCATGCGGCCTGCACTTCCCACACATACATCGTCAATGGCAAGACGGTGACCTGTATGACCTGCTGCTACGGAGAAGGTCAGTTCAGGACTTGCACAACTACTTGCAACTGATGTAGAGTGATGCGAAACCCGGCTAGGGAAGGAGTAGCTACCTTCCCGAAAAGCGTGCCCTCCCGCCTGCCGACGGTTTCCTTTCGTGAGGGACAGAGAGAGGAAGTTATGTTGCTACAACCGCGCAACTGGGCAAAATTCCAGCACTACAAGGATCGCTGCCCTCCTTGGATAAAACTGCACCGCGACCTCCTGAATGACCGGGAGTTCATGTGCTTGCCTATTGCTAGCAAGGCGCTAGCACCACTCCTTTGGTTGCTTGCGAGTGAGTCAAAAGATGGCTCATTCGATGCCTCAATCGAGGAATTGACCTTTAGACTGCGGGTCTCTGACGCAGATGTCCAGAACGGACTTAAGCCTTTGATTGATAAAGGCTTTTTTATTGTCTCTAGCGGAGTGCTAGCAGAGTGCTTGCAAGTTGCTATCCCAGAGACAGAGAGAGAGACAGAGACAAAGACAGAGAAAGAGGCAAAGAAGAAACGCACATCGACTGTCGTCGAGTGCTTCTCTGGTGTTGATCCTCAAGTCTGGAATGACTGGTTGGCGATCCGCAAGGCTAAGAAACTTCCCTTGACAAAGACCGCGATGGCTCAAGTCGAGGCCGAGGTGAAGAAGGCTGGCATCTCAATGCAGGAAGCTCTGAAGGAGTGCTGCCTGAGAGGGTGGGGTGGCTTCAAGGCGAGCTGGTATGTCCCGGCCCCATCGCTGACTGTCCCGAGCGCACCGATGCGTGATCCTGCTTTGGTCAAAATCGAGCAGGATTATCTGAGGAAGATCGCACCTCCTCCTGAGATTCGCCAGATGCTGAACTCGATCATCAAAAAAGTATGAACTATTTTGAAGCCGTAAAACTTCTAAACGAGGTTAAAGATGGAGTCAATCACAGCACAGAGTCAATCACCTACGCCCTCTTCCTCACAGGAGACATTTCGGATGGAATGCGAGGCGAAACATTGGGTCAAGACATTCAACGCAATGAAAGCCGATCATGGGCTGATTACTGCCTCGGCGTGGTGGGGCCAAACAATACGAGACATTGAAAAGAAGAGAGGCCCAAAAGCTGCTCAAGAACTCCGCGACGCAATGAATAGGTTGAGAAAATGACATTCATAGTTGTCTTTACCGTCGAAGGAATCCCTCAAGGCAAGGGAAGACCAAGGTTCCGAAGGGCTGGAAACTTCGTCCAAACTTACACCGACGCTAAGACAAAGACCTATGAACAGAAGATCAAGGACTCTGCAGGTCGCGCAATGGGCTCAGTAAGGCCGCTAGAAAGCCCCGTGAGCGTCGATCTCTACATCAGAGTACCTTGCCCTGCATCATTCTCAAAACGCCGTCAGAGCGAGTGTTTTGAAGGAAGGGAGAGACCGATTAAGAAGCCTGACATCGATAACATAATCAAGGCATATCTTGACGGAATGAATGGAATTGTATATGTAGACGATATACAAGTTGTCAGAGTATCGGCAAAGAAAGTGTATTCAATGGTTGCTGGTGTGGATGTTTGTGTAAGAGAGGAAATACTGTGAGTTATTCGATTCTTGAGCTAGATATTATTCGATGGGCCGAGGCTCGCAAGATTATTCCAAACAGCACAACCGAGAAACAGCTTCTCAAGTGCATGGAAGAACTTGGCGAATTGGTATCCGCGACATTAAAAGGAAATAAAGAGGCTCAGATTGACGGGTTTGGTGATGTTCTAGTCACCCTCATCTTGGCGGCAGATCTGGCTGGGCTTGATCTGATTACCTGTCTAAACAGGGCATACGAAGAGATAAAAGATCGGAAGGGAACACTCCATGCAAATGGAATTTTTGTCCGAGAGTGAGATATTCATTTCCATAGCGATCATCGCGGTACTCCTCAAGACGATAGAGAGACTCATCAAGTGAACGCCCATGCCGCCATCGACTTCATCATCCTGAACTCAGGAGACTACGCCAAGGCCAAGGCTAAGCGCGTGTACCTAGAGGAATTCAGAAAGAGCAAGAAAGCTCTGCTAATGAAGGAGGCGATACTGAAATTTGAGGCAGTCAACGCCCAAGAGAGGGAGGCGTACTCACATCCTGAGTATCAAGAGCTTCTGAAGGGACTGGCGGCGGCGATAGAGGTCGAGGAGGAACTGAAGTGGAAGCTGGAGGCCGCAAGGATGAGGACTGATGTCTGGAGGACAGAACAAGCAACCGCTCGAGCAGAAGGACGGGCTACAGAATGATTCACTATCACGGAACCCCTGTAGGGGGACAACGCAAAGACGCCGCCAGGTTCCTGGCCGGAAGGCACGCTCTAGTGCCGTTCAGCTATCCCGAAGACTTGCCAATCGCGGCAGAGGTTTGCCAATCGTTCTGCCTTGATAACGGCGCGTTCACGGTCTGGAAGCAGGGTGGAAAGTTGGATGTAGCCGGATACATCAAGTGGGTGTGGGAGTGGCATCGCCATCCTGGGTTTGACTTTGCCCTGATCCCTGATGTGATTGATGGGACGGATCGGGAAAACGATGCCTTGATTGAAAGGTGGCCCAAGTCCATGACCGGAGTCCCGGTCTGGCATATGCACGAACCCACCCCAAGACTGACATGGTTGGCAAGGCAGTTCAAGACGGTAGCTTTAGGGTCAAGCGGGGAGTTTTCTCAGCCTGGTACTGAGCAATGGTGGCGCAGGATGAAACAAGCCATGAATGCCATTTGCGATGACAAGGGAAGGCCGATCTGTAAGCTGCACGGGTTGAGAATGCTTGACCCGGACATCTTTACTAAGTTGCCTCTTTCCTCTGCCGACTCGACCAATGCATCCGTGAATTCGGGTTCGCTTAGTCGGTTTGGGTCTTATCTTCCACCAACCGCTGCTCAAAGGGCAGAAGTTATCGCGGAAAGAATCGAGGCGAACAATTCCGCGCCCATGTTTATCGACACTCAGGAGGAGCTGTGCTTTACGTTTCAATCGTGATCTATGCCGCCGCAATGACGGTGGCTAACCTGTCAATTGCCGCATTTGGGCCTTGGGTCAGCCCAATCAATGCTTTCTTTCTCATAGGGTTAGACCTGACTCTCAGGGACTGGCTGCACACGAAGATCAATCAAAAGCAGATGTTTGCGCTAATCCTGGTTTCGGGTGGGATTACTTATCTTGCCAACCCATCAGCACAGATGATCGCCATAGCTTCTGCGGTGGCTTTTACTGCTGCTGCCGTTGTTGATTGGGCGGTTTTCACCAAGCTAGCTGGAGATTGGCTCAAAAGGGCTAATGTCTCTAATGTTGCTGGTGCGGCGGTTGACTCGGTTATCTTCCCGACCATCGCGTTTGGTACTCTCATGCCGCACATCGTTCTGATGCAGTTCGTGGCAAAAGTCGCAGGCGGCGCAATCTGGTCTTGGATCATTCATCATGTTTCAAAAGCACACCTACATCAGAAGCCCCAAACTCCTTAGAGCGGTCGCGGAGCTTTCTTGTCAATGCTGTGGACACCCGAACTCCCAGGCAGCTCACTCCAACTGGACGGGCGGGAAGGGAAAGGGAGTGAAGGCAGACGACAACCACATAGCCGCCTTATGTCTCAAGTGCCATTGGGAGATCGACCAGGGCAACAAGATGACCAAGGAGGAGCGGAAAGAGAAGTGGCTTGCTGCTCATCGAAGGACAGTCCAGGCTCTACAGAGTCAGGGAAAATGGCCTATTGACATTCCGATTCCCGATATAGAATTGTGATGCCCCTTAATCCGCAGTTGCCGGGGTGGGGCCATAGTGCCCCTTTTTTTCTGGAGCGATGATGAAAAAGAAGACTGTGGAAGAGATGCAGAAGTATCTCAATCAGAACAAGCGCAAGTACCATCAAACGAAGCCGATGAAGGCTTACAAGATGGCAGACGAGTTCGGCAAGGGCTATGAAGCCATTGAGATGCAGAAGGCGATGAAGAAGTGAAGTGCCCCATCGCCACACAGGATGTCCATGTGAACCTGGAGAACCGTAACCACGCCTTTGAGGAGTACGGTTACGGCCCTGCCAATCCCGAAAATCCGGGTGATTTCTGGGACGAACGCGCAGAGGAATGGAACACCACTCCCGAGATCGCTCAGACGATGAGGTGCGGGAACTGTGCTGCTTTCATTCAAACGCCAGAGATGATGGGTTGCATCACCGGAGGGATTCAAAAAGAAGAATCCGACGATGAGACCTATGCTCCCGAGGTTGTCGAGGCGGCTGATCTGGGTTACTGTGAGCTGTTCGAGTTCAAGTGTGCGGCAGACCGAACCTGTAGCGCATGGCTCATGGGCGGCCCGATCACCAAGATGACCACGAAGCGCAAGCAGATGCTTCAAATGGCCAAATACAACGCACGAAAGGGCGAGTATGAAGACGAAAGCGGAGAAGAAGATTTCGAAGGTGATGACTGAGTACGGCAAGGGCAAGCTCAAGAGCAGCTCTGGCGGTAAGGTCACCAACCCGAAGCAGGCGATCGCCATCGCTCTTTCCGAAGCCAAAAGGAAAAAGAAATGAAGGGTCTCTACGCCAACATCCACGCCAAGCGTGAGCGCATCGAGCGCCAGAAGGCCGCAGGCAAGACTCCTGAGCGGATGAGAAAGCCTGGAACCAAGGGAGCACCGACTGCTGCTGCTTTCAAGGCTGCTGCTAAGACGGCAAAGAAATGATTAAGCGCGGCAAGGAGCAGTTCCAGGGCTATAACCAGCCCAAGCGAACGCCCAATCACCCCACAAAAAGCCACGCAGTTCTGGCAAAGAGTGGGGATGAGGTGAAGCTCATTCGATTCGGTCAGCAAGGCGTAAGCGGCTCCCCAAAGAGAGAAGGGGAGTCAGAAGCTGACAAAAGGCGTAGGGAATCATTCAAGGCCAGACACGCCGAGAACATCCAAAAGGGAAAGATGAGCGCAGCGTACTGGGCGAACAAGGTTAAATGGTAAGATTTCTTACGCCACCGTAAACTTTTTTACCCCGATGGCCCGAAAGGAGTCGGATTGAACATCGAAAAGATCGACATCTCCGTGCTGATCCCATACGCACGGAACGCAAGAACCCACAGCGACGAGCAGATCGCCCAGATTGCCGGAAGCATAAAAGAGTTTGGGTTCAACAACCCTGTCCTGATCGACAAGGACAACGGGGTTATAGCGGGGCATGGGAGACTCGCCGCGGCAAGGAAGCTGGGCCTCAAGGAAGTCCCCTGCATCCGTCTAGAGCATCTCACCGAGACCCAGAGGAAAGCCTACATCCTGGCAGACAACAAGATTGCCATGAACTCCACATGGGATCGAGACCTTCTGAAGCTAGAACTAGAAGAACTCCATCAAGATGATTTCAAGATGGAGCTGGTTGGTTTTGATGCCAATGAGCTTGCGATAGCAATGGGATTAGGTGCTGACTTTGAGCCTGGTACAGAAGAGGATCAGGGAAAGTTGGATGAAAAGTCTCCCACCATCTGCCCAGCCTGCGGTCATGAGTTCCATAAGTAAGCCAATCCTCAAGATTGACTGGGCTACCCATGAGGCAGCTAAGTATGCTTGCCTGAATTGGCACTACAGCAAGACTGTTCCTGTTGGTAAGCTGGTCAAGGTTGGGGCATGGGAAGATGGAAAGTTCATTGGTGCTGTGATCTTTGCTCGTGGTGCAAACATGAACATGAGCAAGACCTACAGCCTGGGACAAGAGGAATGTGTTGAGTTGGTAAGGATTGCCCTGACATCTCACAAGACACCAGTAAGTAAGATTTGTTCTTTTGCAATTAAATTCTTGAAGAAGCAAAGTCCAGGACTTAGGCTAATCATCAGCTATGCAGACCCAGAGCAAGGGCATCATGGCGGGGTATATCAAGCGATGAACTGGATTTATAGGGGTGAAAGTGCCCAAGCAATCAAAGTTTTCTACAAAGGCAGATGGGCACACAAGAAGACAGTTGATGATTCAGGTGTAGATCAGACCAATCTGCTGAAAAAGAAAGTTGCTGGTAAGTACACTTATCTCATGCCATTAGATGAAGAAATGAGGGATAAGATTGCTCATCTCTCTAAGCCTTATCCAAAGCGTGTGAAAGGGCAGGACTCAGGGTTCCCCCCTGGGCTGGGCGGCTCGACTCCGACCCACACGCTCCAACTTTCGGGGTTACAAAATGCCTAAGACCACCGGGCAGGGTGTTGCCCATAATCCAACTGAGGAAACCAAGAAGGTTGTCAAGATGCTGAGTGCAGTAGGTACTCGGTATGAGGACATCGCTGCCAAGCTGGAAATTACGGACGACACCCTTCGCAAGCATTACAGGAAAGAACTGGACGAGGGCCGGATTGAGGCTAATGCTTCTGTGGCGCAGACTCTGTATCAGCAAGCCAAGAACGGAAACACAACGGCAGCGATCTTCTGGCTAAAGACCCGCGCCCAATGGCGGGAAAATGACCGACTAGAGGTGACGGGGGCAAACGGCAACCCGCTGGAGATGGTGATCTCATGGGCAAACGAGAAATCGTAATTCCCTATTCCCCGCGAGAGCCACAGCTCGCCATCCATCAGATGATGCGGGAACACCGCTTTGGGGTGGTGGTGGCTCACCGACGGATGGGAAAGACGGTTGCCGCTCTGAACCACATCATTCGGGATGCGGTTGAGAACCGTAAAGAGGCACCCCGATATGCTTACATCGCTCCGACTTATGGGCAGGCAAAGCGGGTGGCCTGGGACTATCTGCTGAAGTACACAGAGCCTCTAGGGGCGACCCCGAACATCTCGGAACTCCGCACGGACTTCTGGGGACGCAGAATCCAGCTCTACGGCTCAGACAATCCCGACTCCCTCCGAGGCCAATACTTCGATGGGGTCATCATTGACGAGATTGCCGACCAAGACCCGCGAATCTGGACTGACATCGTGCGTCCTGCGCTGTCAGACCGACTAGGGTGGGCGCTGTTCCTCGGAACCCCAAAGGGATCAAACCACTTCAAAGACCTGAGAGACCAGGCCGAGGAAGAGGAAGACTGGGGCCTGCTGGAGTTCAGAGCCTCCCAGACTCACCTTATCCCTGAGACCGAACTTCACGCCGCTCGTCGGGAGATGGGGCAGGACAAGTACAACCAGGAGTTTGAATGCTCCTTCCATGCCGCTGTTGAGGGTTCTTACTATGGAGCCTTAATCAACGACCTGGAGGAGAAGGGCAGGCTCACGAACATTGACCGAGACGATCTAACCAGGACATTCACCGCTTGGGACTTGGGGATGTCTGACACCACCGCGATCTGGGTGGTTCAGGTGGCCGGACAAGAGTACCGGGTGATGGATTTCGTGGAAAACCACGGTCAAGGGCTAGATTGGTATGTGAACTGGCTCAGAGAGAATAAGTGGCATACAGCCGAACACATCTTGCCTCATGACGTAGAAGTGCGAGAATTGGGCACTGGACGCAGCAGAAAGGAAATGCTGCAGGAGGCAGGGCTACAAATAACGGTTGCTCCGCGCTTGTCAGTTGCAGATGGAATCCAGAGCGTCAGACGCATTCTCCCGAAGTGCTGGTTTAACGTGCCGAAGGTGAAGCAGGGTCTAGACGCGCTCAGGAACTATCGGCGCAACTTCGACGAGAAGAGAAACGTATTCTTTGACACACCGCTACACGACTGGGCCTCTCATTCGTCCGATGCGTTCCGATACTTCGCTATCGGGATTCACGAACAGGGCGACTGGAGCAAGCCGATTAGCGTTAACACAAGGTGGGTGGTCTAATGTGGGTACAGCCTCAAGGCAACATCAACGCCAAACTCGCGGAGCTAGAGCGACGCATCAAAGCGTTAGAGGAAAAGCATGAATCAAATCAGCCTGAAAAGCCTGCTCGAAGCCGAAATCGATGGAGCGATAG